ACCTTGGTCATTAAGAATCTGTTCTATCATTTTAGCAGATTTATCTATTTCAGAAACAGCCTCATTACGAATTATCTTAAAATTTGGGACATCCCACATTTGAGATATAGTTGCATTATTATTATCTGCAAGTTCTTGTATCCTTTTATATTCTTTATTATAATCCTTTAAATCAGAAATTAAACCCTCGCCACCGATGCCCCAAGGCCCATTATCTGTAGTCATAACAGAGGAATCAGCAACAGATTTAAGCGCATCTGCCGTATCTCTAATTGTTTTTAAATAATTAATGGCAGCCGCATTTCTTGATTGAACATCTTGAATATTTAAAAGCTTTGCTATAAAATAATCAGCACTTGCACTTGTTTTTGTTATTTCATCTCTTAAATTTTCCCATATTTTTAAACTTTCATCTTTATTCATTTTAGTATTCATAACTAATCCGAATGTAGGTTGATTATCTTTTAAATATGCATTTATATCATCGACCGTTTGTTTTGCTTGGTCTGCAACGCTTCTATTCAAATCAGCCATTTCTTGCGATCTTTGATGGGCTTGTGCCCACCACTCAACCAATCCTCCAATAGCAAGCAGAGCCGCCATTTGTGGAGCGATTGCCAATATTGAAAGTCCTAATGATTTTAGAGAGACTGTTATTAATTTTAATGCGGTAGAAAATCTTGTAGCTCCTGTTAAAGATGCCATCTCCTCGGCTGTTAATAATTTCATATTGACCATTGCAACACGCATACTAAGATTAGTCTTACCAAGACCTACCATCCACAAAGCTTGTGTCCTTGTTAAACCATTTTTAGCCATAATAGCTGCATAATCTGCCGCTGTCGCCTGTTTAGATGTCGTTATATGAAACCATAATATCTTTTGGCTCCTAGTGATAGAACTCATCTCTGCTTGTTCCGCTTCCGTTAAACTCCTTAATGCAGCAATACGCCTAAGTTGCGATAATCTAACGAGATTCTCATTGGTTATTTTTGTACGTAATGCCATATTTGATTGTCCAATTGTTGCATTAGCCAATAATTGCATAGCCTTATATGTACCCAAAGCAATTGCAACATCTCCAATTATATGAAAAATAGATTTCCAATTCAAGAACATTTCTCTTGCCAAAGAAACACTTCCTTTTAAAACTCCCTGATTGCCTTCTCCTATTTGATTTAGCATCATATTCCATGCATCAACAAGATTACTCATTTGACCTTTTAAAGTCTCAGCTTGTTTTGCTTGAAAATCAAAGAACATTCCTCCTTGATCTGTTAATCCATTAATAACTTCCATTACGTCTTGATATGATACCATTTTCTTTGTTATCATATCATAAACCTCTGCCGTTGTTACCATTTTGCCATTAATATTACTATACATTTCTGCAAGTTTGGGCACAATAGCTAATCCGGCATTCGCGAAGTCTCTTGCATCTCTCGCATCTAATATACCCTTTGACTTTATCTGTCCTAAATTATATACCAAACGCTCCATAGGTACACCTAATGCAGAACTTATATCCGCTAATCTTTTTGTAGTATCTGTTATCTGATTAAGGCCGAAATTATAAGCGATAAGTTGTTTTGCGGATGTAGCTAAATCAATAACAGTCTTCGGCGATTTTAACGCTTGTTGCTGTATCTCATTGAATATTTGGCTTCCCTCACGAAATGAACCAATAATAGCCCCCATAGAACGTTCCAGCATCTCATATTGTCCACGTATTTGATATATCTGTTCTACAAACCCTGTGATAGCTCCTAATCCTGCATAGAATATAACACGCTTCCCTAAATTTTCAAAAGAAGAGGCTAGTGTATTATTATGTTTCTCTAATTGTATACCTGCCGTCAACGCTTCTTTTTGAGATATTGAAAGCCTTTGATAATTTTGATTTAATTGAGCTAATTCAGGAGATCCCTTTGTGTAATTTCCTCTTAAATCATTTATTGCCTTCATCTTTATAGAGATGTCATTAAGACTGTTTTCTGACATACCCATAACACCACCAAAAGATAATGGCTGTTTTACTTTTGATTGTAATATTTCAAGTTTCCTATTTAAATTGGATATTTTAGTATCAATACTTTGTATCCCGGCAGGATTCAATAATGGAGTAGTGTTAGATGAAATTCTATTTTTTAATTCTTGTAATTTATTTAATTTATTATTTATATCATTAATATTATTAGTAGGCATCTTTGAAACAGTAGAAATATCCATTTTTAATGCTGATCTTGCTTTATTAACAGATTCCGCTTGTGCCTCTGCTGCTCTTCTTGAACTTATTTCCAATTGTTTATAATGTGCATTTAGTTGAAGAAGCTCAAAATCCTGTTGCTGAATCTCAGATGACATTGCAGTATGATAATCATTAACATTAATAACTGATCCGGAAGATATAGAATTAGAAACAGGAACTTTACTAACAGTATTTATTTGTTCATTTAATTCCTTTGTCTTACTAATCATAGTATCTATTTGGCTGTTGAAATTAGCAGATAATCCCTGCATTGCATTAACACCAATAGATTCTAATCTTGAATTAACGGTTTCAATGAAACTATTAAATTTAATCTCACTTTTATTTAATGCACTATCTATACTTTTAAGTAATTCTTGATCACTCATCTGCGCATCTAATACTACATCATTCATATTGTATCTTGTTAATCGTTATTTTCTATTTTTTTACCACCCTTCAAAAAGTTTTCAAATGCTTCTTGGGCTTTTATAATTTCTTGATATTTCTCCCATATTTTTTTATCTTTGCCTTTAAGATATTTTATATGTGTACTATCTGCAATCATTAATTTAACTTGTGCAATACTTCTCTCATACATATACTCATCATATGTCATTTGAGGAAAGTTCTTTAATGTATCACTTACATCACCTGCTTGGCTTCTTGCCAAGATTGTAATTGTTCCTCCGCTTTCATCCTCGTCTTGGTCAGAGAAACCGTATATTGCTTCACCAATACGAGCATCGTAAAAACCTCTCCTAAATCTATTGACTTAATAGCCCCCAATATTATTGCTGCCCATTGATTATTACTAAAAGTAGAGTTCATCACTCTAGCTTTCATATATTGTATGAGCTTATCGTTATATGTATATACGCTATCTATATCATCTTTATTAACGTTGTCAGGACTAAATAAGTGATTACATAGGATGATAGCTATTATTTCGCATCCTCTATCAAGATCAGTGCATAAGGCGATCATCATCTTCCTATCATCTGTGATCTTGTCCGGTTCTTCTTGGCATAAATCCATAGCCAATTTTAATATTCTGTTAAGAGAATACATCCTTAGATTATAAACTCTATAGTCTTTATCTCCTATTTTTTTTAAGTCCGGACTATCGTTCATTATATCTATAATTTCTTTTTTTAATTCTTTCGGAATCTCAAAAGTTTCTTCTTCATTTTCTTTAAAAATATCATTCATATTGTTGTGATTATTTTATTTATTTAATTGTGATTATTATAAATAAGGGAAGCGAGAGAACCACAACGAAACTCGTTTTTTAGATTTTGATTAATTATCCTATCCCTTATTATATTAAAAAAGGGTGACGGTGGACGAACCACTACCACCCTTTTATATGATTTATTATTTAATTAACTTTATGCGGCTTCCGTCTTATCAGTTAATCTATATGTATATTTAGAATCTCCTATTATAAGAGTTTCCGCAGTAACTGTTACTGAATAAGATAAAGCTCCATCTGCTTCCTTTTTTATAATTCCCATAGTGAGCCCATTAAACATGATCATACTATCAAGACCTTTCTGGAAAGATACTTTCCATTCGTGATTTGTTGTATAAATATCATCCGGTGCATCATATGTAGCCCCCGAAGTACCTGCGACTCCAGCCGTATAAGTGCCACCAAATAAAGGAGGAAGATCCTCTAAATCAAAGTTTACCAATTCAAATTTAAATACAATAGGTGTACCTTTATAAATAGTAGCATAAGGATTCGCAAGAAGCTCAGAATCTATTTTTGTTGCGTTAGGGTCTTCTTGTGATAAAGTGAACCCCTTTAAAAGTCCCTGACATTTTGTATATGTTGGGGCAGTAGCAATAGCTGCTCTAACCGGACCATATTCAAAGTCCATTAGTTTAATACTTGTTTTTTTTGCCATAATTTTGTTTATTAAAATGTTTTAATTTATAATTGTATAATAAAAGAAGTTATATATATAAAGAACGAATTAGAACCATTAGAATAATAATCATCAGATGATAATATGCCATCTTTTGATATGTTATATGTCTGATTCGATTTAGCACATTCTGCGGATATTATGTTATCAATAGATTGTTGAGCATTATCAAACTTAGTTGTATTCATAATACCACTTACATCACCCACCTTAGCCGATGGAATATAGTATTCAACGGTCATTCTTGTACCGGCATAAGTTTCAAGACTAAATTCAGAATGGTCTTTAATATCATCCAACGTAAGAAGGATAAATCCATTTGTCAACATGTCACTATTAAATGTCTCTGGAATTTTAATTCTATAGATATTTTTGGTAATGCTTGTAAACAAACTAGCCACATAAGAATATATATTTTTTCTTGATACGTCCATTTTTAATATGATATTATTTTTTCTACTTTAGCCTTTCCTTTAAAATCAGCGGTAATCTCATCATATATAGACGTTAACACAAAAAAACGTCCTCTTTTAGTTCCGTTTTCCAAATATGTGGAATATGGTGCTGTTGCAGCAAAAACTAATTCCCACCCATTAGAGTTAATCGGCACGTATTTATTAATAAAAGTTTCTGCTAGCTTTCTTCCGTTTACCTTTGTATGATGGAATACAGAATCTGTTTTTGCCATTCTCACTCCCCATAAATAACCACTCTTTTTAGGTATTCCTTTATAGTACACAACCCAAACATAGCTATCGGCAAGATTCATGGTCCTATTTTTGAATGTTCTCCCTTGATAAGCTTTAAGCAAAGCCTGAGGAGCATAATTAATAATCATTTGTGTCTGAATATCAATAGCCTTTTGCTTATATGCTTTAGCAAATCTGTTCCTTAATCCATCAAAATTAGTTCCCATTACTCCAATCTCCTCTAGTTGCATAGATAGTAACACCACCCAATTGTGACGGGATAGCATTATCTATTTTAAGATTTATACTTTCTTCGTAATTATCTATAACAATTAAATCATCTTTATGAGGCAAATTATATTTATTATTATAATCTAACAGAAGAGGAATCGAGACAATATAGTTTGACGTTTGTGCGACCGTCCCGTTCTTATCACTTTGCAAAGAAAAATCCATAGATCCATTATATATTTCTTTAGTGGTCTCAGTTATATCACCATTGTCATCTTGTATAGTGATAATCCTATTTATTGTACCTGTATATGGATATTCTTCTACAATCATATAATATCTTCTATTTTTAGTATTGATATTTCCTTTTTTGTTCTATTTAAAATATAGAATCTTGGATCATCGTAAGTTTCATATATACTCAACATCAATTTTTTATTTAAAGATAATTTTGCATCTGTAGTATTTTCACTCCCGATTACCTTTTCAAAATTGTTATGAGAATCTGTTTGTGATGAAGTCTTGGATGGCGAAAGTATCATCGCGGCATATATTATGTCGGCCGTAAATAGTTCTTTATCCCGAACTGAAAGTGTTGACGCATCATTATTGTCATCAATATTTCTGTCGAATGCTATTTTTTTATATGTTATATCCTCAAAGCTATACCGTGAAGATGCTTTCAACCATTCAAATACTGTCATATCTATTCCTATTTAGACTATCCTGCTTGCGTTGTATCTACAACAACGTGATATTGAATCTCATTAAGAACAGTTGCATAAGTCCCTAATACATCCATATGATATGCTTTAAACATACCATCATTTGTCACTTTGTTCACAACATATAAGAAGTTTAATGCTTTTGCAATGTTAATGCTCACAGAATTATTTACTTCTCCACTCTGGAACATTGCAATGTCTTTAGGCATTCCGTGTACCAATGTACCTGCTAAACCGAGAGGCCTTAATACAGCAATACCGTCTGCCCATCCATGAGTAGTTGTATATCCTGATTCAAAACCTTGGTAAGATTGTTTTTCCTTAATTATATGAATAGGTGCTATTTTACTTAATTCCCATTTTGAATAATCAACTAACTGTTGCAATGAAATAGTTGTTGCGTTTACCGAACTTGTGCTATTATTTATTACTACAACCTTATCTGGAGAGTTAAGAGTTATAAATCTATTAACCTCTGCCAAGAATTTTGCGTTTGTCAAGAAATAGTTCAGAGCCATAGAATAAGGAATATCCCATTGCATAGGAAAATCTTCCTCTAATCCTTTGGACTCTTTAAAATCCATTTCTATTTTCTTCATTTGTTCCGGAAGATCTGCGGTAGAAGAAGTCCAAACATCTGCTCCTGCTTTCTTGAAATTAGCAATGTCAATATATGCTTTCTGACTAGCTAAAACCCCATATGCACCCTGCCCAACATTTGAATAAGCACCTCCTTTTGAAATTGTCTGAGCTGCCATATTTGATACTCTAGAATTATGAGCTGTAATGGCGTCTGCTACACTTTTTACATAGCCACCTAAAATTGTTTGATCTTTAATATTCAAACTAAGGAGTTTCGCTTCAAGTTCTTTTTGACCCAATGAGTTTTGATATAAACCTGAACCATATTGATACATAGATCCTGTTATCTCTGCCCAACCTTCATTTTCCATCTGTAAAGTTTCAGATAGGGGAGCCATAGCAGATGCCATAGGTGTCATTCTGCGTTTAAATGAACGTACGGTCCATGCAGGATTTTTTGTTCTATCTGTTAGATCTGCCGGTTGTTCATTTCCATCTATATTGAAACATTCTTGCCAAAACGGTATATTTTCATTTAATACTAAAGAATTATCTATTAGTTGCTGTAAAAATCCCGTATTGCTATCTCCCATTATACCTTTTTGGTATAATACATTTATCAAGTCTTCGGCTTGATATTCGTATTTTAATGCATTTCCTATTGCCATTTGTATATCCTCCTTTTAATTAAATCCAAAATATTCCATCAATATAGGAACGGTTTTTCTTTAGTACATAACCCGGTAAAGGTTGCATTTTATTAACATATGCCATTTTACCAAATACTGTTGATATTGCCTCAGTTGCATTAGTTAATCCATATCCTACCGTTGGAATGAAATCCACATCCGCTTCCAGAAAAGTATTAGGGTTCTTGACTAAAGGTGTCCCTGCCGATACCTCGGTTACCGTTTCACTGACCAATGTATATATAGATGAATCATCCATATTAAATACATATTTTCCATCAGCTAATGCTACCCCAGTGCCCCATGTATCAGTTGCAGTAGCAGTATACAACTTACCGTCTGCTGTATTGAGATATTTTTCGCCAGTTGTAGCTGTTGCAGGTGCTGTTGCAGATACTTTATCAACTACTATATCTGCCGCGTTAGCATCTAATGCTATTGCCTCTACAAGAATATCACCGACAGAGAGTGCACCAATAGCCTTATCTATTGTACATGTGAATTTTTTATTTGTAGCATCATAGTTTACAGCTGTAATTGTACATATAAGTCCAATAGCATTAGCATCATCGCCAGCCTTTATCAATATGTTACCAACTTCCGGTGCTGTTGAATAACCATCTCCATTTAAGACAATAGATGTTGCATTTGCTTCTGATGCTGTAACAATTTTAAAAGATTTGAACAATAAATATTGTTCACCTAATTTAACTTCAACTAGATCTCCAGCGAAAGCACAACCAAACCCAGTAAAAGGATTGGCTATTGTCCCGCCCAATGGTACGTTATGGCGTTGTTCACCATTTCCATCCTTATACCATATATCTCTACCACCTCTAATTGATTTTGCGGTTTCGAAAAAAGCCAAATAATTTGCTGCCATAATTTGTTTAATTTATTTTATATTTTTATTTTAGGAGCAGATTCGAGAATTTTCTCATACATCTTACTCTTATTATCTGGAGATTGAGGTTTTACGTTCCCGATTTGATCTTTATATATCTTTACAAAAGAATCGTTAAGTTGTGTCGCAAGTTCTTTTGCATCTTTTGAATAATCAATCTGCATAATTCCTAATAAATCTTCCAGTTTACCTCTTAAATCTTCACGAACGGACTTTTGAGCTATTTCGAGAACTTTTGCACGTTTCTCCTGCGTTTGTTTCTCAATCTTAAATTTATTAAGCTCGTTCAATTGATTCTTAATATCATCTGTAAGTTCAAATTTAGGTGGTTCAGCTTTTACTCCACCATTACCTTCTCCCTCATGATGAGTTTTCTTTAACGTTTCAATCTGTTTTAGATATTCAGATTCTTTTGTTTTCCATGCCTCACTATTAATTTTTAATTCTTTAGATGCTGCTGAAAAGGCTGTATCTAGATTGAATTTAATAGAATTAATAATGTTCTCATCATTAATATCCGCATCCGCATTGTTACCTGCGAATTTATCTGAGAATCTAGAACGGAAATCATCGTTCAATGTGTACTGTTTCTCGGCACAATAATCGTTTACTTTCTGTAAAACTTCTTCTGGTTTTGCCATAACATTTCTTGCTTTGGTTTATAATTTTATGCAAAAAAACAATTTTATATATTAAATAAATTATATTTCAATTACATTAATCATGTAAATAATGCATTACACGAATATTAAATTTGCAAGTAATGTCTTAGAATATCTTAATATCTATATTTGCGGATATAAAATATTATTCTTTAGATATAATGGGTAAAAAAAAAGATATAATAATAAAGCCTAGAACAAATAATCAATATAATGCAATTCGCAGTAGTGCAGACTTTGTCGTTCTGACTGGTGGAACTGGTGGAGGAAAAAGTATAGCTCTTTATTATGCTCCTATAAATTATTTAATAAATAATCCCGGATCTAAAATTGTATGTTTTATGCGTAATGTATCTGACTTCTGGGGTGCTGGAAAAGTTTCTGATACTATAAAGCAATTATATCCTCTTATAGATAGAGGTATTAAAAGACAACCAAGAAGCCCAATAGGAGAGATTATACATAATCAAGTTGATATGGGTGTTAAATTTAACAATGGAAGTTGTATTAACTTTCAACAACTTGATAATGAAAGTAGAGCTATTATAGATAAGATAGCGAAAGGTATTCAAACTAAAAAACTTATCTTTGACGAATGCAATAAATTCGAATGGGATACTATCACTACTTTTATGACACGTCTTCGTTCCGATAGTGAAGGTAATGCTCAAATATTCTTAGCACAGAATCCGGAACGTAATTGTCCATTGCGTACATTATGTGGAAATGGTGAACATGGAGGCGGATGGATAGCGGAAGATGGCACTACAATAAAAGAAATGGATGGGCGCGTTATGTATTTCTTTATGCATAACGGGAAGGTTGAAGAGACTTATTTTGGAAGAACGAAAGAGGAAGTATATCATAAATGTAAGCCTATAATTGATGAAATGCTAAATAAGGATAAAGACATGACTTATGAGGATTTTATATTATCAATGGTTTTTTATACTTTCGATGTTCGTGATAACAAAATAATGCTAGCAAATAATAAGCATTATCGTGGATTAACGGCAAATAGTTCAACCGCAGAATCTTCTTATGCAAATAATTGGAATTATTCTTTAGATGATGAAGAAGAAATAGAGGAAGACGACTTTAATAGTGAATTAAGACCTGAACATATAGAAAATATGTTCCGAATGCCGACTACTATAATAAGTACTACTGAAAGGATCACAGTAGATATGGCATTTACAGGAACTGACAATATGGTTATGATGCATTGGATTGGATTCCATTGTGATGATATAGAATATAGTGAAAAGAATAGTTTTGGTGAAGCATGTAGTCTAATAATGCATTTCATGGCTAAACATAAATGTGATAAAACACAATTGATAATAGATGTTCAAGGAAATTCAGCTATTATAGATGTATTTGATTTATATAGAAAATCGGGAGGTATAGGTGATAATAATCCTAGTAATAGATATGGATATGCTTTTAGTGGTGCTATATCTGCAACGGGTGGGAGTAAGTTACGCTTTGAAAGATTTAAAGATGAAGCAGCATATCTATGTACTAATATGATTAAATGCGGTTTTATCACCTTTGATCCTAAATTAAAAAATAAAAGATATACTCATCAAAAACTAAAACGAGAAGGTCCAACAACAATATGCAAACATATGATTTTTGAGAGTAAAGCTTTTGTTTTTACTAAAACAGCTACAGGGAGAATAACCGTTACGGCAAAGGAAAAACAGCATAATTATCTTAAGGGCTTTTCTCCTGATTTATTGGATAATATAATAATGAAATGTGGTACTGCATATTCTATATGTTATAAATATATTGCTAAATATGCAGGCAAACCACAAACTGATTTTAATAAAAATAATATTTTAGAATATCTTAATATAGATAAAGATTATAATAATATAAATAAAACAACTGAAAAAATAAATATAAATTCTAATGAAATACTTAAAATACTTAGTACGATATGATAACAAATAAAAACATACAATGGTATTTAGAAGATCCAAGTAAATTAAAAGATAAAAAACCTTTTACAAGGGGAGGAAGTTTAGTTCCAAATTCGGATATAGAAAATATTACTCTAACGACTAAAACTACTCCTTATCAAAGTCATCTTAAACTTAAGGAAATTTCACAAGATACATATCTTCAAGAATATGATCCATCACTACACAGAATAAAATTTAATAATTCTATTCCACATATAGCGGTTAGAATAGCAGGAGATATTATTCCTATTGAAGATATGACTTTAACGGCTGCATATCAAAAAAACATTCATGCCAATCATGTAAATCATCTTACAGCTAACCCATTAGAGTTCACATTGTGTAATGTTAAAGCTAAAAATAGAAAGGGCTTAATGGGTAAAATATTATCTTTAATAAAAGAAGATGATGATACAACAGAAAGATTCCAAGAGGTTAAACAAGAATGGCTATTACATAATATGGAGAGTATAAAATATGATGTAATATCAAAGCAACAAAAGGTTGCAGATGTAGGATTATTATTCTCTTTTGATAAAGATAAAAATAGATTAATATGTAAAGTATATTCTTATGATGATGGATATATCGTTATACCTAATTATAATGAATTTGGAGAACAGATTGCATGTTCTATTTATTATAAAATAGATGACGGAACAGAAATAATAGATACTTATGATGATAAAAATCATTATAGAATATATCAAGCAACAGAGAATGAAGAAAGTGAAAATGGGTGGATTATAAGAATAGAAAAACATGGATTCTCTAAATGCCCTTTATTATATAAAAGAGGAAAAGTCGCATGGGAATATGCGGAAAGTTCTATTGAAATGTGGGAATTGATGAAAAATATAAATGCAATAGCTTTAAAAAGATTCGGCACATTCGGACTAGTACTCACAGGCGAGATGAATAAGGATAGTTTCCAACGGGATTCATCTACTCTTATAATAAATTTATCTGCCGATACAAGCAATGGTAAACAAGATGCTAAAGTCATAAATTTCCCAGAACCTCAAAAGATGATTGAATATCTTGATTCTCTTGAAAGAGATATTTCTACATTTTCAAGTACTTCTTTTATTACTCCAAAAGATATAACATCATCAAATAGTGGAGGAAATGGCATTTTCTTATCAATGAAAAATGATTTTGCATTAGCCACACAAAGTGTTGCTGATTGGTCTGAATTTACAAATGATATGATATATCTTTTTCAAGAAGGGCTTTCTTTGGAATCTGGAATTACAAATAAATATACAGATTTAAAAATCTGTGCAAGGATTAAACCTTGGTCAATGGAAAGTGATACAACTAAAATTACTAATTTAGCTATGGAGAGCAAATGGCTTTCTAAACAAAGTATTATTGAAAAATCGCCAGATGCTGCCCCCGATGAGATGAAACGTATTGCTGACGAATCAGCATCAATTCAAGAACAAACTATTAATAATGATAAAGATGCTTTAAAGGCTGAAAAAACAGCTAAGAATAATAGTTCACAGATAAATAATAATATTAATAAGAATACATATAGCAATATAGTATAAAACAATAATATAGTATTTAAGATTTGTTAATTTTTTGTTTGCAACTAGTCCGTCTTCATTGTGAAGTGCGGACGGATTAAAAAAAAAGGAGAAAAGTAAAAATGGAAAAGAGTGCGAGAACAATTATTATTACGATTATATCAGGGTTAATATTAGGAATGGTAGCTGGATGGATACAGATCAATTCTAGGATTGCAGTATTGGAAGTTCAAGTTAAAATTGACCATTCAACTTATATAGAAACAAGTAATAAAATGGACGAAATGGGTTCAAATATAAATGACATAAAACAAACCCTTATAGAAATGCAGGGAGATATGAAATTAAAGCAAGATAAGAAATGGACTAACTAATTAATGATATGCTAACAGAAGAACAATTAAAAGAGATTGTACCAGATTCGTTTCGAAAGGATAGAAGAATTTTTTTGAATGAATTTAATTCTTTGAGTGAGGAACATGGAATTAAAGGGAAGATTATTCCGCCTTTTCTAGGAGAGGTAGCTCATGAATCATGTAACTTTCATTATTTGAAAGAAATTGCAAGTGGTAGAGCTTATGAAGGAAGAAAAGACTTAGGGAATATATATAAAGGAGACGGCGTAAAGTTTAAAGGAAGAGGCTACATACAGATAACAGGCAGGTCTAACTATATGGCTTTTAAGGCGTGGTTGGGTGGTCAGCCGGATGTTGTTTTACATCCGGAATATATTGAAAAGCCTCATTTGGCTATGCTTGCTACACTATGGTTCTGGAATAGTCATAATTTAAACGCTTATGCCGGAGATATGATTTCTCTTACAAGAAAAATTAACGGTGGGCTAAATGGTTTAAAAGAGAGAATAGCCATTTATGAAAGAGCTAAAGAAATATTAGGATCTTAGAATAATTATATTACAATATAAATTGTTTAATTTAAAATTATAAAATTATGAACATTTTTAAAATTATTAAGAATTTGTTTACCAAAGTAGGTAATACTATTCACAAGTTTGTGTTAGAAATCAGTGATTTCGCACTTGACCATTGCCAAGAGTCCGTAAATTTTTTACAGGCTATTAAGAACGGCATTGATACGACAACTTTTAAGACATTAAAAGATTTAATTGTTACATTAATACCCGGAACAATAGATGATACTGTTATTAATGCTATAGTGGCTATTTTAGATGAAAATTTGCCAAAAGCATGTACAGCTTTAAATATAATTTATGAGGCTTCCAGCAAAGCTACTGATGCCGAGAAATTAGCTACTATACTAGATGGCATTTCTAATACTACACCAGATAAAAAAGCTAAGATATATACAGAACTTGCAGCTATGATAGCTTTACAACTTTCAGATAATAAATTATCATGGAATGAAGTGATTATAGATACTCAATATATTTATAACAACAAAGAATCATTCGGGATCAAATGAAAGTAAATGTTGACATAAAAGAAGGAGGAGGGAAGAATAAATATCTATTCATTTTGATGATTATCTTATTTATTTCTCTCCTTGTCTCATCTTTTTTCGGACTTTATTATAAAAATAAATATGATAATGGATGGAAATTGAAAAATGTAAAGAACGAATATAAGATTGTTACAGATACTATTCGTGATACAATCCCAATTCCTTATAAAGTTATAGTTAAGGGAAAACAAATAACGAAATTGCCATTGGCTCATCCGGATACAGTTTATTCAGGAGACAGTGTTAATGTAGATGTTCCAATCACACAAAAAACGTATAAAGATTCTTCTTATAAAGTTATTATAAGTGGATACGATCCTACTCTAGATTCTATAGAAATATATAGAAAAACTATATATCAGATCAAGACTATAACTAAGTTTAAAGAAAGGCGATGGAATATAGGCCCAACAATAGGATATGGAATGACTCCTAATGGATTCCATTCATTTATTGGAATAGGGATTACATATAATTTGTTAAAGTAAACTACCCACAAACTAAAGATTTGTGGGCTTCGGGCTTCCTTGAGAAATGGCTTTCCGAAAGGTCGGCTCTTACTCCCTCTCCACCCGTGTAATCGACAGTCCCTGCCGATATTGTGCCTTGCATCCCATAGGCTAAAGACCTATGAGTTTTATGGCACGAAATATAAAAACTATAAAAAAAATAAAAAAAATAAATATTATTTTAATAAATGAATTAATTTTATTATATTTGTAAATATACAATTTTATATTAAATGGATGAAAACTTAATTTTTGATATATATAATGCCGATGGTACTTCTTTTCATAATTTATCATTAAAAAAAAGTACCTATTCGAGCGTAATGATGTCATTAGATGATAAGATAGAAGGGGATGTTTATTATCAAGATAATTCGTTATCTTTTTCATTTAATGAATATATTATATATAAAAATATAAAATATTATTTAAAAATAGAAACCCCCCCTACTATTGTAAAAAAAGGAATAACAAATGACAATAGCGAATTAAAGGGTATGACTAAATATAGTTTTACTTTTTATCATCCCATGTCTTTATTATATAATATTCCATTTACTGATATAGCAATTAATGATGATGAAAATAAATATAAATCAAATGATTCTACTTTCTATTGGATAGGTACTTTAACACAATTTGTTGAAAAAATAAATAAAAATTTACAAGGAACTTTATTCACATGTTCTTTGCAATCTAACTATGTTGATGACGGGGCAATGCCTAATGTACTATCATTTGATAATCAGATGATTAGTGATGCATTAAAGACTGGCTATGAGACATATAAAGTTCCATTCGTCATGGATGGATATAATATCCTATTTGGTAAGCCTTCGAATGAAATATATATTGAGAATACTACAACCCCTTATGTCTTTAAATTAGGCCAAGGTTTAGGGCTTAAAAACAATGATAGAACACCTAAAAATAATGCTATAATAACAAAACTATCGGGGTATGGAAGTAGTGATAATATTCCGAATGGTTATCCTAAAATAAAATGGACCGGCGATCAAACATGGGCTTATACTATTAATAATGATAGTACTAATGCTAATTCATATCCAATAATAGATGGAGTTATTGACGGTATTGCTGTAAAACTTATCAATCATCCTTTCACGCGTAAGAATTTAATGCCTACTGCTTATGTTGAATGTGTTAATAAAAAAGTAAACCCTAATGCAGATGGATATAATCCCAATATAGAGCTTATAGACTATTATACTGCTATAAATGTAACATATTGGATTCATTCGCAAGATAGCATTATTGTATATACTATAAATAACGTCCCGGCTTTAAATGATCCGGTATATAATATAGATGGAACTATACTAGGTAATTGTTCTACCGATATGCGCACAGATTATATAACTGTTAATGGAATACAATATAACTTTCAAGGATCTTCTGCGTATACTAATATTATAAATTTAAATTTACCATTTTATAATAAACATCAGTTTGATAGCATAAAACCTACTCTTAAAGGAGCTAAATATAATAATCAAGAAATAGATATTATAAAATCTATATCATGGATAAATGATGATAAAACAGAATCAACCGGAATAGATGATACATATGATACAAATACAGGCAAATACAATCAAGGATATTTTAAAATAGAATTGTATCCATTAGGATTCGACTTATATGCGATGGCAGCAGTAACAAGCGCTATGAGCATAGCGATGACTAGCGGATCATGTAATGGATGTAAATTTGATCTTGGTGTTGATTGGGATGTTGTAAAAACAAATTTTTATTTTCCCAAAGAAGACGGTACTATAGTTTTTGATCCAACAAATATATATAGTGACCATAGAGATTATACAAAATTTCCTGATAGTACAAATACGAGTTTAACAATTATTGTAAAAAAAGATACAACTACCTTTGGAACTTTAATGCCAAATACATATCAGCAGCCACAAGCTAATGATACTTTTGTATTCTTAGGTATAGATATGCCTCAAACATATATTACTTCGGCTCAAAGTTTATTGGACATCTCTATGAGAGAGGATATGGCTGAAAATAATATTCCTTATTATGAATATCCGTTTGATTTTGATGAGAAGTTCCTTACAGATAATAAATATATATTAAGTCAGATTAAGACTAATAGCATTGTACGTTTTGAATATGCTGGTGATATTTTAGCTTTAAGCGTAAAAGAATATTCAATCACATGGGGAGATAAAGCATTACCTACATATAAAATAACTCTAACAGACGATATTTCAATATCTTTAAATCAGATTGGAGAAATAGCTAATGGATTATCTAAACTAGGAAGCCAACTAGCCTTACTACAGACATCATATAACATTAATATTATAGATGAGCTCAATAAGAAAGTTTCTAAGATCTATGATGATACCGTTAATGGGAGAATAACATTTAAAGAAATGTCTACCTTTTTAAATGGTGCTGAATTTGGTCAATATGCAGATGGTTTACTTGGAACAGGAGCAAAGATAGACAAAGATGGGAATGCCTTTGTACGTAACTTGACGGCTTGGGAAGGAATACTTACGACGGTCTTGTCTTTTAATCAGGTTGACGTGATTATGGGACAACTCATGATAAGTAATTGTAGGGGTGTAATAGAATCTGTAGATACTGATGCACAGATCATAACGGAACGTTTTTCGAATGATGAATCTTATTCAAGTGTTCATGTAGGAGATATAATAAGAGGGGTATATAATAACATAGCTGATGAAACTAAATGGCAGGATAACGCTATAGATGATTATACAGATGATTCTGGTTTTATTAGTAAGGTAGGATATTTCACTTCTTATTTTTCTCCTGTAGAAATACTTGAATATAGCAAGGGCGTTTGCCGTTTCAGATATGTTTTGAAAGACGGGAGCCATCACCCGTGCCCAGATATGAAATTCGCTTCTTATGGGTCATTTACAACGGCCAGCCGGCGAGGATGCAAACTTATTACTGAGACCACAGAAATAATTTACCGGAATGTGAATACATGGACGGTGACTGATGACGGTAATCTCGCGGAGATACACGGAATGATGGACGGGCATTCTCTTACACAGGCTGACGGGTCGGTTCTCAGACTGGAAGGTGTTGGCAGCTATTGTCGAGATAATATGTATCTTGACGGGGCTGTGATAACAGTAGATTCGATAAACGGATTAACCGATATTGTTAAGGATAACTCTGGGTATCAGGTAAATGTACAGAGTGAGACGAAACAGATAAAAGTTGATGATCAGGGTAACGTAATTGACGGGATAAAGAAAACCGTGAACGGTACTACAATCTACAATGTACAGGCATCTTTACTCGTAACAAAGGGAATAAACTATTTAACCTTGTTCGGATTTGACTCGGAGAGTGACACGACTCTGAACGGGCATTACACGATAGAACTACAGCCGCACGGATGTACCTGTTTGTTGCAAAACGGTAATGTGATTATCACTTCCGTAAATGGATTACAGGACGGTGATGTATCTACAATAGATTTTGACTATGATAAGATGCGTGCCATTAGTGAAATTAGTGTAGATATTCTGATTAATTGCGAAGGGAACATTGTTCTTAACAAGACTTTCAGGGTACCTGTTATTCATACGGACACTCCTTTTATAAGTTCAGAATTATCTAACGAAATGGACAGCTTCGGATATAACAAGATAAATTTTGCAATAATAGGATTACCAATTTCAACTACATTAAGCCTTTATAAGGGAACTGAAAAGATAAAGCCTGATTCGATCATGATTTATCTAGATGGATATATAAGTAATTTAAATACCGATACTCATATAGGAACGATTAAAGATAATAACAATAAGACAGTATTAGTTTATTGGCTTGATTATGATGACGGTTACACTGGTCTTATCTCAATAACTGGTATTTCTCCTGATTTAGATTCTAAAATCGTATTACAAATAAATGCGACTGTTACATATGCCGGTGTTGTTTATGAGAGATTAAGTGAACTGACTATAAATCGAATTGATTCGGATGTTGTATATAATGTTATTCCTTCTGTAAGCCAGATAACAGGCAGATTTAATGAAAGTAATATACTTGTAAATAATCCGACTGCCGTTTCATGCTCAGTTACCGCCCGCACTACGGCCGGAGTTTCGACTCTTTCTGATTTGACAGGGAAATGTATTTTGAAATATAAGATAGATTCAGGAACTGAAACAGTTTATTCGGGAGTGATTGATGTAACAAATGCCTTACAAGGTGTATTGTTTAATTTATATGACCTACAAGGACATTTAATAGATAAAGAAAATGTACCGATAGTAAATGATGGAGCAGCAGGGATTGATTCTACTGTATATTCTCTTGTTCCTTCATCTAGTGCAGTGAAAGTAGATAAGTATGCCGTTTATTCAGTTTCAACAGTTTCTTGTGGATTAACAAAAACGACAGGGGAAGAAAGGGAAGTATTAACATCTGTTCCTGCTGGATATACATTCAAGTATTCAATCAATAATGGTACATCATTCAACACTTATACATTAGGTTCATCCATTAATATGACCACTGTCACTACAGCACTTATATTTGAATTATTAGATTCTAATAACAAGATTGTCGGATTAGAAACAATTCCTTTATTAAAAGACGGATCGGATGGTACTGATTATGAGTATATATTTACTCGTTCGGTTACCGAAACTACGCCATCAACTCCAGCTACATCACAAACGGATGATTACGTTCCAAGTGGATGGACAGATGATCCTAGTGGGGTAACATCAACATATAAGTATGAATATGTATCTACACGACAAAAAGTAAATGGTATATGGAGTGCTTTTTCAACACCTGCAATATGGGCAAGATATGCAGCAGATGGAGCAGCAGGGATTGATTCTACTGTATATTCTCTCATCCCTTCAACTAGTGCCGTTAAAGTTAATAAGTTAGCTGTCTATTCTTCTTCAACTGTTTCCTGTGGATTAGCAAAAACGATTGGGGCAGAAAGAATAATATTAACATCTATACCTATAGGGTATATATTTAAGTATTCAATTAATAATGGTATTTCGTTTAATAATTATACATTAGAGTCAGCTATTGATATGACAACTGTTACTACAGCTTTAATATT